ACTAGAAAATATTTTCTACCAATGGTTCAAATTATTCAAAATAATTGGATAGCAAGTGAATGTGCAGTAGGTATAAATGCTCATAGTTCACAGTGGCATGAATTAGCCACACATTTAATTAGTAAAGGAAAAAGGACTTTTGGTGGAGATTATAAAGCTTTTGATAAGCAAGTTTGTCCTTTAGTGATGCGTTATGCCTTTCAAGTATTAATAAATATGGCTATTAAAGGTGGTTATTCTGAATATGATATCAAAATAATGCAAGGTATTGCATCTGATATTTGTTGTCCATTATATGAATATGATGGTTGCTTTATTCAAACATTTGGATCAAATCCTTCTGGACATCCACTTACTGTTATTATTAACAATATTATAAATAGCGTATATTTACGATATGCTTATGGTTGTAAGTATGATTTAAAAAATTTTAATAAAGAAGTCTCACCTATTTGTTATGGTGATGACGTAGTGGTAGGAGTTAGTGACGAATCCTTATTTAATTTTAAGGACGTACATTATTCTTTAGGCGATTGTGGTATTACTTTCACCATGCCAGATAAAAGCGAGGAATTGGTTGAATATATACCTTTTGAAGATTTATCATTTTTAAAAAGGAATTTTAGATTTGATGAAACTTATCAAGTATATATGGCACCACTCGAAATTGCGTCAGTGTCAAAAAGTCTTCATAATTATATGGATAATAAGCGATGCGACTTATTGCCTGAAGACTTAAGTGCTAATGCATTAGTTAGTGCGTGTTACGAATTTTTTCAACATGGACATGAATTTTATAAAGACATCTTACCACGGTTAAGATTAATTATGAATGAATGTAATGTGATCGCTGAATTACCAACATTGGGTGATTGCGAACGCAGGTATTTGGAATTACCAAAAGAAGTGGATCTAGATATCGTGCTAGAATCACAAAATTTTAACGTATTGGATACCACAAATCGTTGCACAAATGATTTGCAGGCTTGCGTTATTAAAGTGCAAAACAAAAACAATATTTTGGAGACATTGAGTTCGGTTTCCATAGATAATATTATAGAACTTACTAACAAAGAAGAGTGCGAGGGGAGCACGAGGTCAAATTCCCCAATTATAAATGCAGCTGACATTATTCAGTTAGGCACGGATGTGCCGGAATTAGAATCCCAAGCTACATGGTCATCGCACCCTGTAACAACTTTTTCCGACGGTAGGGAGGAAGTGCTATCCGATATCTCGTCTGCAGTAGATGCTACGAGAAATATGGGAGGCACGAAAATGTCGGATTTGCGAGATTTTTTTGCTCGTCCAGTGTTATTGACACAAATAACATTGCAAAATATACC